TGTACCAACGGCTGTGTTATTTGCTCCTGTGGTATTTGCATACATAGAGAACCAACCTACTGATGTATTTGAAGAACCTGTGGTGGTTGATAGTAAAGCAGCATAACCGACTCCAACACTTTGTGTTGCGGTAGTCATCGCATATCCTGCTGCTGCACCTATCAAAGTAGCTTGTGAAAGATTCCCTGCTTGTCCTGCGTCTCTACCTACCAGAGTATTATGTTCTCCTGTTGTGATTAGCTTACCCGCATTCCAGCCAAGTGCTGTATTGTAATCTGCTGTGGTATTTGCTTCTAGTGAACCTTCACCAACGGCTGTATTATATGCTCCGTCAGTGTTTGCTCCTAAAGAACTTGTACCAACTGCTGTATTAAAAGATGCTGTAGTATTAGCGTCTAAAGCTAAAGCACCCACGGCAACATTACTTGCACCTGTGGTGTTAGCTGCTAAAGCGTTATAACCAAGACCTGTATTGTTAGAAGCTGTAGTATTTGCATTCAAAGTATTATAACCAAGACCTGTATTTGAAGCACCTGTGGTGTTTGATCCCATACAATAAGAACCTACAACAGTGTTATCAGTACCTGTCGTGTTTGCAGTCAAAGTGTTATATCCAACTGCTGTGTTATCATCACCTGCATTACTGGAAGCGTCTAAAGAAGCAGTACCGATTGCTGTATTTCGAGAAGCAGTAGTAACATACAGTAAAGCATTTTGACCAACAGCAGTATTATCAGCACCTGTTGTTAAAGCACCTCCTGCTGAATACCCTACTCCTGTGTTACCTGTTCCTGACGTATTTGCTCCTAAAGCACCATAGCCTACTGCCGTTAAATAACTTGCTGTTGTTACAGCATCTAAAGCCAAAGCACCAACAGCTACGTTTTGAACACCTGTAGTCACTGCTACGCCAGCTTGATATCCAACAGCTACGCTATATCCTTCTGCTCCCGCATTTTGAACTTTAAGTGCTTCAAAACCAACCGCAACATTTTTACCATTACCATCTTCTGTAAGAAGGGCACTAGACCCGATAGCTACGTTTTCTGCTCCAGTGGTTAAAGCACCACCTGAATTATCACCAATTAAAGTATTGTCAGAACCTGTGGTTACTGCATCCCCTGCGGCATAGCCCACAGCAGTATTGTCTGTCCCAGAACTATTAGCGGTTAAGGCTAAAGTTCCTACTGCGGTGTTATCAGCAGCCGTTGTCGCTACTAATAAGGCTCCTGAACCAATAGCTACGTTATTGCCGCCTGTGGTTAAAGCACCACCAGCATTATCACCGACTGCAGTGTTGTCGGAACCAGTAGTGACCGCATCGAGTGACGCTTCCCCAATGGCTACGTTGTCTGTTCCTGTGGTTAGGGCTGTGCCTAAATTACCGCTACCGAGTCCTACGTTGCCTGTGCCACCTGTCATGTCTAAAACATCAGTAACGGCAGCACCACTCCCTGCTCCGTCAGTGACAATCATCTTAATACCGCCATTTGGTATTACGACATTGGCTCCTGTGCCTTGGGTAAGACTAACTGCGTAACCTGCTGAGTTCTGAATTATCCAGACTTTACTAACTGTGTTGGGTGCTAAAGTAACTGTGTTGAGTGCGGTAATAGACCCCGTTAGCGTTAATGCCATTCTTCTTGATTCCGAATCTGTTTCACTACCATCAGGTATAGTAATGGTGTGTGTAGTTCCCGTAATTCCTGTTGAAGAACTACCGAAAGCATCCGCTATCAGCGTTAAATTCGTATTTGTTGTTGTACCCCACGTTCCGCTACCGTCACCAGTAGCCATCTCGTTGAGCCTTAGATTATTTACATATGTACTTGCCATAATTGTTTCCTGATTATTGTTAAATTATTAAGCTGCCACATCTTCCCAAGAAGCATCTTGCGAAGGACTAACTGCAGACCATTCTGCATCTTGATCGGGATTTAATTCTCCCCAAACAGCTAAATCTCCAACTGCTCCTGTTCCATAAACTCCTGTAGGATAAATATTAGCATGTCCAGCAGCAGTTATTGATCCAAGTCCTGAGGTTAAAGTATCAGTAGTAACCGCTATAATATTATTGGTTACTAAAGTTAAAGTACCTAATGCCGAAGTTCCTGCTACTCCCGTAGGATAAACATTAGCGTCACCAGTAACTGTTTCATCACCTAGAGATACTGTAGAAGCAGTACCGCTAACTCCTGTGATGGCAAAACCTGCTGCGATCACTGTGCCTACGGCACCCGTTCCTGCAAGTCCCGTTTCGGTTACATTAGCATCACCACTAACTGTCTCTGTACCGAGTGCAGTAGTTCCAGCCAGTCCTGTGACTGTTACATTGGCAATACCAGTTGCTACTACCGTTCCGACAGCACCCGTACCAGCAACGCCTGTTTCCGCTACATTAGCGTCTCCAGTTGCTGTTTCTGTGCCTAAAGCAGTGGTTCCTGCGAGTCCTGTTACAGTTACATTTGCAATACCCGTTGCAACAACTGTACCAACTGAGCCTGTGCCAGCCAGTCCTGTGACGGCAACTGTTGCACCAGCACTAACACTTTCTGTACCTAAAGCAGAAGTTCCTGCAAGACCCGTAAGGGTTACAGTAACATCAACTTCAACGGGCTCACCCCAGGTGCCTGAACCCCAGGTACTTCGACCCCAGCCAGCCATCGGCTATCCTACGCTATTCTAATAACAGCGTTACTTGCGTCTGCGGTGGGAAAAGTAATAGTAAAGCTACCTGCTGTACTTGTTTTATCTCCACCGAAATCAAAGACAGCAACCGAAGGATCACCTGAAGCTGTTTCATTGAAAATCATACAGCCTCTAGCTGTGATCGTACAAGTACCAAAGGTTAAATCAGCAAAGTCTGTAAACGCAGTGGTTCCAGAAGTATTAGGTTCAACTTTAGTTAAAGTACCCCCTTTTGCTGTGTAATTGGTTCCTGTTGCTTCCTGACTGGTTGAATAAGCTGTAGTAGAAGCACTCATCGTAGCTGAACTGGTATAAAGAGCCAGTTTAAAAGTGTTTCCTCCTGTTGAGAAATTGTGCTTGGCTTGTAAGAGTTCTTTCTTAAAGCTGGTGCACATTGCCTGTGTTATCGCCATTATAGTCTCCTAATAATATTAGCTAGGTCTTTCTGACCTTGTTTTTCTAAAATATTACATACTGTACAAATGTGGTTATTCACCGCTTCTTTCATATAATATGTAATAACCTTTTGACACCTTTCCTTAAACGCATTAGCTTGTAGCCGTATCGGATCAGGAGCCGAGTCACTTACAGAAATCAATTTATCTGTAGCCATTTTAGCCACTTCTTCAATAGAGTGACCTCTGTAATCTGTTGTTGTTACCCCTAAATCACCCAATGTTGTTTCAAATTGCTCAGTTTCCATATCAATATTTAGTCGGTTCAGGAGGAGTGGTTGCAGGTGTATTGGCTCTATCTAACCATGTAATATTCGTGTCGTATCTTCCAGCAACGCCAAATGGAACCGATTGTTCCTTAACTACTTCAGACCACTTACAAACATTCATTTTACCATCTTGAAGATAAGAAATAACTGGATCAGCTAATCTATGATAACCATACAGCTTATCTTTAACATCCACATTAGCATCCAATAGGTTTGAACGGACTGCTATTTGTACTTCTACACCTCTTTCCATACATTTTGCTAACCAGAATTCACAACAAGCTCTGCCCATTTCAGCAAAATATAAATTACCTTTATAGGTAAAGTCTGCTCCAAATAAATTAACATTTCCCACTTTATTCCAACAGGCAAATGCAATGGCATAAGCGACTGTATTGTTTATGTATCCACACTCCGTATCTTTAATTAAAGTTTCTATCGGATACAACTCTAAAGCAGGAACCCTTTCATCTAACTGACAAGTATAAATAGGACATTTCATCTTTGGTAAAGTTTGTCTCATTACTTCTGACATATCTCCTGCATCATCAGACTCAAAAAATCTGGATACAGGGTCCATTACAAAAGCACGATCTGGATTAGGAATTACACTGATCATCGCATTAATGACCCAAACTTCGTCAAACTCCTGACTATGCGTTATAGCCATGTGATAATCCAATTGACTGTTTCCCATCGCCACAATAGCTATATTTTTGCCTTTCAAGGCTTTTATAGGTTTTTTTAACATATCTGCTCCTTATGTTTTTATGTTACTGGTATCCTCAATTGTCCTGATCGATAAGCATCTTTACGATCCCTACCATCACCAAGAACTTTAAGTCGTGCTAAAGCTTCCTCATATCTGGCTTGATATATCTGAAACATATCGGCTTCACCTTTCATGAAGGTATAACCTTCAATCAAAGACCCATAGAGTAATGCAGTTTCTGCATTGGCAGAAAGCCATGTCGTTCCACCCGTAGCTCCAGACGTTAAAGAAGCTGGCTTATAAAAATAATGTATTTCTGTGGTAAATGCTGCTCCTGGTGTTGGAGCCATGATAAAAAACTGATCACTGAATATCCCATAGTATTTAGGCAATGATCCCGATCCTGTTGCTGTTGCTGTCGGATAGATTTCTCTAATCCAATTTACATCCTTATTCAGTAAAAATTGCTGTTTGCTATTACCATCCGTTACCGATAAAGAATAAGGAGACAAAAAATCAGTTGGTATTGATAAATATTGATTATCAGCAGATGTTGTACCCGATTGATTTCTTCTGAAATCAGGCAGTTGTACTACATTTAATATCCTTTCTTCTGCCTGTTGAATAATAGTATCTAAACTATCTGTAAAAGTAGTTTCAGTATTCTGAAGATAATTCTGTATAGCTGTCTTTAATCCTGCATAATTCATGATATTACTACCTTAATAAAACCTACTTCACCCGTCATGTACATATTGTCTAAATCACTGGGTCCAAATTCTGAGTTCCAACCACCTATAGGATTCCATGCCGAGGTTCTCCTGCTTGCTGCTTGACCAAGAGGAGGTCTGGGATTCCTTAAAGCTACTGGATCGTAAATCTTGAAACTACCTTGTTGTAACTGTGGTTGAGGTTCATCATCACATTCGGGACATACCATCCAGCCTGTGGGTCGTAAGTCTCTAACTTGATTTCTTAATTCATGTAATGGATAACGAAATCCGCAACGATCACAGAATCCAAACGCTTTTTTACCTGCTGCAAATTCACTCATGAGTTATAAGTCCAAGGCACAAATCTAAACGATGCCTTAACCCTGTTTTCCTCGGCTGCTAAATCAAATTGTTCCATATATTCTTGTTTTAACACCGCTAATCGATTACCGACTGCTTCTGGATATTTCATCCCAACATAATAAGCTAAACCTGCCACTAGACTAGGAAGAAACAATTTTGGTACATCCATGTTATAACTGCCTAAATCTCCACTGTCGTAAACTTGTCTGACCCGATAATAACTTAATACATAAGTTTGAACATCATCAGGCACAGGATATAAGATTATCTTAAAACTACTGGTTAATCGCTCTACATAATATTGTAAAGGTCTGCCTTCTTGTAATTTATTAGGTAAATCCGCATAACCTGATACAGAAACTCGTGTAAGATCATAGTCAGTTTGACTAGAAGTATCACCACTATTTAGACGTAAGTGCACTTCCAGCAGATCAACTGTGTCTGCATCAAAAGTGTATTCAGAAGTACCAGCCGTTAAGGTAGTAGTTCCACTTTCTATAGTCCATAAGTTTAATCCTCGGTTTTGCCATTCCAGCATCATCAGATCAAGACTGCGTCTGGCAGTCTTATAATCATATCCAGTGCGAGCTTCTAAGCCACACCTGTCAAATGCTTCATCGACAATATCACCGATATCTAAATTAAACGCATTAGTGGTCGTAGTAGCCATTTATTATTTTACTACTTCTGCACCCTGTCTGGCTCTTCTTCTCTGAGTTGAGCCAATAACACCGCCATCGCTCTTATACTCTACTTCAACACCTTTGGCTTGAGCCGCTTTTTTAGCAGCCTTTTTTCCTGCCTTATCATAAGGGTAATGTTTACCATCTACTTCTGGCATATTTTTTCCTCCTCCTGAAAGTTTCCCTCCAGAACTTTTATTAGATTTTCCTGCTTTACTAAGAGCAATTGCGACAGATTGGTTCTGGGGGAACCCCTCCTGCCGCAATGTTCTTATATTAGAGGAAACATCTTTATTAGATTTACCTTTCCTTAATGGCATTAACTAGGATTAGCATAATGCTTGTGAGCCCAAATAATAACACTATAAGTATCACCACTTGTATGGTCATTGGTTGTTAACAACAAATCACCATTTATACCGCCTCCTGCATTATTGGGAATACCTGGTAACTGATCCATTCCATAGGAAAAATTCCATGTATCACTCCAATCCTTGGGTGCTTGGCAAATAAACATATTGGAACTTGCATTCCAATACAGTTTAAAACCCATACCGATATTACTAAACCAAATTCTCTGTAAAGAAACTCGGTTACAGGCTTGTCCCGTAAGGGGACTTGATTCCAAAGCTGAAACATCAATCTTAGCAACCGCACTTTCTCCCGTGCCATCACTAATATTGGTAAATTTCATTACCAGATTTTTACCGCCATCCTCTATCGTTTGTGAGGTTACTGCATCAGCCATTATTTACCCCCTTACTCGAATGGAGTCGCTAATGTGCCGTCACCATGTAAGAAAGCTTCACAATGCCATACTGCTGCACTCGTAGCTACTAAACGAATTATTCCACCTACTAACCAACCCTGTGCTGCTGTACCTAAATCAATCGTATCATCATCACTGGCATCGGGAACAAAGGTATTGGTATCTGTTGCAGTTGCTGGATCAAAGATCGTGGCAAAGCCAGAAAATAAATCACTGGCATTATCAGTATTAATTTGTCCTGCACCCGTGAAAGTCGTACCCACTATAAAAGTATAGTTCAATCCTGCTGCTGCAGTTGGTAATGTAACTACAATACCTGCTGCCCTGTTAAGGGTATAAACAGTACCTGAATCCGTTGATTCAACACTTTTGGTAGCACTGGTAATGCTACTTACGTTTGAATAAGCGGATAAATAACCTGTGGTTGTAATATTACCACTGGTATCTACATCCAGATTTGTTGTAATGGCACCAGTTGTAGAGTTTTTGCTGATTTGTTCAAATCCACCCTCTGACCTGACTGGTCCACTAAAAGTTGTGTTTGCCATAATTTAGTCTCCTAAATAACTCTATCGTCTTGGCAAGTCTGCTAGGTCAGTCGATAGATATAAAAAAATCCCTAGATGTAAAAAAAGGGAAGTAGTAAAAACTACTTCCCTAATTTTTTATGACGAACCTGGAGAACCATACGCTCCTAATGGGTCTGAAACTCCAAAAGAGTATCTTTCCCTAGATTTGTAGCGAACATTGCCTGTATCGAAGTCCCCATCCATGCTGTTCTCGATAGGGGTTCTGACAAAGTGCTTAAATCCGTTAGGAATATCGGTCATTAAGAACCATGCATTCGTGTCGGTTAAATAGTGATTAACTGTAAAACCTTCAGGAACAGTTCCTAAAGAACGAAAAGCGTTGATATCATTGTCAGCAGTTCCCGATCTACCTGGAGTATCCAGCAATCTAGTTGCTGTAAACTGGTAGTTCGTAGGAATGACCAATTTACTTGGTCTTGCCGCAATTTTCAGTCCACGCTCATCTGTCCAACCAGAAATGGTAATGGTTGCATTCTCAAGAGAAGTCTCGTTGAGGTCTGCAGCCGTAGCTGGGCGATTAGAGTTTTTCCCACCCGAAACAAGTGGGTGACCATCACCGCCAGTTACACCATCACCTGATGCTGTGAATAAATTCACGCCATCACCTGATTGGTATGAGTTGGTAAATCCATTGTTAAATGGAACAACAGCCTTCTGTTGTTTGGTATAAGCCATACCACGAGCTAATGCTTTGGTATAACGAGCAGAGAGAGAGTCATAAAGGTTATCCTCCATTGCCTCCTCTGTGATCGCAAATCCCATTGCAATTGTTTCATGGTTATAGCGTGCTGTGAACGCCTCCTGTGCGTTGTCGTAGGACATCGCTCCGCCTTCAGCCTTTACTGGAGCTGCTCCAAAGCCTGAAAGTTTAGTTTCTTCCTCGAAAGAACGATCAGAAGATTCCGATTCATACAACTCTGCATCTTCGTTTTCATACTTAGCGTATTCGAGTCCAAAGAGAGCATTAAGTCCAGGGAGGAGTTCTTTCAGCAATTGTGCTCTTGAAATAGCCATATTGAATTACTCCTATATACCTGTTGTATTATCGTACTGGTGCCCAGCGTTATATTTAACAATAACATCCGTATAGCTGTCTCCTACAGACGAATCTGGTCCATCAACGAAATCAATGATTCGTAATGGTAGAGTCGCTGTGGTAGCTGCAGCCGTAGAAATGTCTACTGCATTTTTACTGGTGCCAATTGTGGTAGAGCCTGAAGTGTTCGCCAGAGCTACATTATTTCCTAATACAGTCTGAGCACCTGACCCATCACTTTGCATCTGAATTACCAATGCAGGGTCGGTTATAATATAACCTACCGCATCGGAAGCTGCAACAGAAGCTGTCCACATTTGTGCGAATGTCTTCTGACTAGTGTTTGGATCGGTGTAAGAACACCCAACAAATACTCCACATGGAGTGAAAGTAGTAGTTCCAGCGTCTTTTTCAATAGTCCCTGCCGCTACTAACTTTACAAAATCTCCATAGAAGATATTTACTGCGTATGCACTTGCAATCTTTATGTGCTGAACTTTTCCTGAATAGGAACCGCTTGCACTTAAAGTACCAATTGGTCTTGCACCATAGGGTGTTGCTGATGAAGCCATCTGCTTTTCTCCTATAATACTAAATTACATAAAATGTGATCCTATTTTCTGCTCTAAGAATCACTCCCAAATTTGACCCTAGTGTCCTTGTCAGATGACATGGGCATTCTAGAATCTTGTTCACGGAAGTAATTTTGATCAGTTGCTTCGATTTGAGCTTTTGCCATTTCTTGGTAGTACTCATCCCTTTTCTTCATGGTTTCGGCATCGGCTTTGCATAAAAGCAATCCTCCGATTTCGATGTTGCCTTTAAAATGGGAATGATAATCAGGGACAATGTTTTCCGCTATCTCTGGATGATCTTCCATTTTTACAGGCTCCCAACCTTCTCTGAAACGGGATGATACATTTGTATTCAGGACAGTGCCATTTACGGAAGTGGCAATCCATCTAAATACATATCCATCTTGTGGCTTTGGGTCAGGCAGAATACTCTGCGGTGCCCAAGGTTCATCTCTCTTCTCAGTTTCTCTGTTCTCTACTTCTCGTGAAGCTTCATGGGTCTCTCGACCTTCGATCTCTCGATTACGCTCTTCGGACATTAAATCATCTCCTTTACTATTTGTTTAGCATATTGTTCTGCTGATAACCCAAGCTTCTTGGCGAGAGAGACTTGAGTGGGCGTTAACTGCACTTTGCGTGGTTTTCCGCCATTATTTCTAGTGGCTGGAGCTACCATCGTAGCTGCGTTCCGTGTTGGAGCAGTTTGCCCTTGATCCAACTCGGAATCGGAAAAATTGTTGGGAAATGCTCTTTTCATTTCAGCATCTACTTTGTCGTAGTATTCCCTTGTTTGAGGATTAATACCCTCTGTTAATAAATCTTCATGCACCCCCATTGCAAAACCTGTAAGCTTTTTATCGGTATTAAACCATTCATTTTTACCAAGCCATTCTTCAGCTAACGGATCAAGTGGAGGCGGTTGTGTTTGTGCTATTTGCTGTGGCGAAGGAGCTTTAGGTCGTTTAGGTGGTTGCCTTCGAGGTTGCCTCTTTATAGCTGCATCGGCTTGCGACAATTGCAGTTTAGCTTCCAACATTTTTTCCTGTGCATTAATGATGGCTTCTTTATCGCCTTCATCAGTAGCATCCGACCAAACCCTCTTCGCATGTTCTAATTCTGCTTCTGCCTTGGCAGCCACATTCGAGACCACTGCTTGTTGTCCACGAGACACCATCTGTCTAGCTTGTTGCAGTTGACTATTTAAGGTTTGAGCAGCATTTACCGCTTCATCCCTCATCCTCTGTGCATCTTCCTTGGCTCTGCGTTCTTCGTGAAACTCGTATTTGAGCTTATCAATTCGTTTCTGTACCCTGCCACTAACTGAATCAATTTCTTCAATATTTTCTTTGGGAGTTTCGACTTCTTCTGTTTCAACTACCTGCACTTCAAGTTCATCATCAGATGCATTGCTCACTTGAGTAGTCTTACCGAAAAACTTTTCTTCTTTAGAAGTTTCTATTACGGGCAGTTCAAAATCTTCTTTACCGAGATCAGTCTCTTCCTCTACTTCTAATTGTTCTGCATTTTCTTCAATCATAGTCTTTCATATCCTCTTGGGTCATCGATCACAGCTTCTACGCTGTCATCATTAATTAAACGAAGTTCTTTACCATGAATTCTGAAACGAGTACCTGTATAGGTACGCATTAAGATAAAATCTCCTTCACTACACCAAGGACCACTGGGAAAACGCTTTTGATCTTTGTAACAATCAGGACCCATCTTTAGAACAAAACCAACAATAGTAGCAACGGATTCAGCGTACCTTGTTTCTTCGGCTTTGATAATGCCACCTTCAGTGGCTTCTTCTACGTCAGGGAGTGCGATCAATATCTTGTAACCAGAAGGTTCTGGCATTTGCGTAGATGTCTGAGATTCTTGATCGGTATCAATCTCAGCTACGTTGGTTTCAGATGTCATAAGTCATCCTGTTGTTGCACAAAATTATGGGTTTTGCGTTCCCAGTCAAAAACAATAATATCTGAGAAATAATTTATTTCAACTATTTTCTATTATTTCAAAGACTTCTTTAAATTCTCTTTCGGCTAAATTAAGACCTTCAATGACTCCAGTCAGTCTTTTAAAAGCGTTGTAATCTTCAACAGTGCCTTCTGCGAGATGCTCCTTAATTCTTTCTTTCTCATCATTAATTCGTCTAAGAAAAGCATCTTTAAAACTACTTCCTAGGAGGTCTGCCATCTTTCTGCTCTTTATCTTTATCCATTAGCTTTTCAGCTATTCTCACGCCAACATCAGCACCTTTCGCTTGTTGCTTGGCGGAAAGTTCCTTGTCAGCTATCTGTGCATCGACAATGGTTTCCATTATATCAGCACCAATCTTAGCTCCCGCAATTTTTTCTTGCGATTTAATTCTCTTTACTTCCAGTTGGTCCTTGCGTAATTCACGTTCCGTAGTGGCTTCCTGCTTCATTACATCTGCCTGTGTCTTTCTATCGACATCTTTTTCTTTGATATCGAGTTCACGCAGCTTGGCTTGAACTAACTTGAACTAACGGGTCTTCCAATTCTTCTTGGATACGTTCTTCTTCCGCTTCTTTCTGATGTCTGCTTAACAATCTCTGTGACGCTTCGGCTACCAAGGTTGATAATTGCTTTTCAATATGTTCTGGTAAAGGTTCTCCTACTGGCGGTAGCGGTGTTCCCAGTTCGGCTTCGATCTGTCCTCGGTATAAGAAAGCCAAGTGTTCGGTAACGTGAGCATCCAAGGCAGCTAAAATAGTTGGTCCCATTGGAGAAGCTTCTGCTCGTTGCTTCAATTCGGGGTCTTCTGAAGCCGCTAAATGCACTGTAATGTGAGCTTCATGATCTTGATACTCAAAGGCTTTAACGGGTTCCCCGTTTAATATATTCATATTTTCCGCCACAGGATCAAGTGGCATGATGTCATCATCAGTCGGTACAATCTTATCGGCATCCTGTATGCCCAAGACATCCAGCATCTGACGATGCAGTTCCTGCATGTTGTACATTTGCGGTGCCTGTTGTGCCAACTGTAAAGCAGCCTGATACTGCATAATGCGTTGTCCCATTGTTGCTGCATTCGGATTGGAAACTGGAATCACATCCACCTTATCATCAAAATCTTTTTCTTTAATTTCTTCTCCTGCCTTCACTTCGTAAGGATAAGACGGCTTAGTGAAATCTCGTATAATGTCTGTCAATATCCTAAACTCAATTCGCATGGAAGCGTGTAGTCTTTGCTGAATGGCAGACATGACTTTCATCGTTCTTTCCATAATGGCAAGCGTAGTTCCTACGGGTGCTTCCTGATTCATGTCGTTAATCTTCATATCAGTTAGCGATGCAAATCTTCTTCCCTCGTCAACAATATTTTCAAGGAGTGAATAAAGCACTTGAGATGGTTCCTTATAGGGTAGAAACGCTATATTGTCTCTAATGGCTCCTCCAGGGACATCTACATCCCTGAATTCACCAGGCATGATGGGGGAATCATCACCCTTAATTCTCAGACCTCGTGATTTCAAACCACCAGGCAGATTGGATAGAGTACCTGCATCGACTAACTGACGTAACAAGGAAGTCGCTGATTTAGCCAATCCACCAATAACGTGGATTAAACCAAAACCATAAAAACCAACACCAGGAAGGTATTGGTAATGTACAAAGTGCTGACGAGGCATCGTATCTTCATCGTCTTCGTACCAATTTCGATAGATGGAAAGGATCGTTTTAGAAGATAAATCCAAAGTCACGATGTACGGCAGAGCCACTCCTGTGTCCTCACCCTCTTCATCTTTTTCTTCGTATCCAGGCAAATCCAAATTGACCTGCATTTCCAGTAAAGTGTATCTCGAATCGGCATCATAATTATCGTTATCGCCAGTCAACTCATTGTATTTCTTAACAATTTCATCTATTTCTGGAGAGGGAGAAGGCAATTCAACATCCCTATAAAAACCTTTAACTTGCATTTTTCGGAGATCGTTCTCAGTTTTCTTCATGACATGCGTAGACCTTTCACAAGTAATCAGGTCACTGGTGCCATAACTGACAATAAAATCCTCGGCAGGAACAAACATGGAACAGGGTCTGCCCATGTTGACATCATAATAAACTTTACGGAAAGCCGAACCTGCCAGTGGCAATGACCACAATAGCTTTTCCGTTTCATTGCGATACTCCACCATTTTATTGGTGAGTAGGTAATTCATGTAATTCTGTACCCGATGAGCCTGTTTGGTTTTCTCATCGGTCAATTCCCCGATGATTTCGGTCTTTACAGGACCTGCTGCGGGAAATATCTCAGAAATGGCTTGGGCTTGGAAACGTACTACCGCTTCCGTTAACATGGGGTGAAACACACCACAGGCTCCGACCCAAGGCTCGGTTCGCTCATCGATCTTTAAACCGAGTTGATCTAAACCTTTCATGTAAGTATCTTCCCAATCACCCCGTGATTCTTTATCGCCTTGATAAAGAGGTATCAATTCACCAGACAATTCTTCAAGTACATCATCGGGCAACAATTCCGCTAGGTTGGCATTGAAGCCGAGCATATCGCCTTCTTGGGCAGTGGGATCAAAATC